GTCATCGTGGTTGCCCATGATGATTGCATTGTGAGATTTAGTTGGGAGTGCCTTGCGAATTGATGCTAGGAACGCTGCGGCGTGTCTGTACTCGTCTAGGAGCGTGTGATCCGATTCGTTTGGGTGTACTGATGCCGCTGCTGCTTCAAAAATGTCCCCCAAATGAACAAAATGCGTGATTTCTTTGGTCTTAGTGAGTGTTTCGAGTATCCATTTGTGCGTTGGCGGTGGGGTAAACGGAGAATGTGTGCAACTTATAGCTGCTATTCGCGTCATTTAATCCCCTTGTTAGATTGCTTCCTTAATATCCTGCTTTGGTCTGAATTTAAGGCCGCGCATACTCATTTCGCTTACCAAATCGTTAAGTGGTGAATCAACTGTCTTGATGGCGTTGATTCCGTTGTCCTTTAAAAAGTTACGAACGGCGTTAAAGTCTGCCGCTGTCGCCATAATCATCTTTGTCGAGCCGTCTGGTGCTATTGTTTCTCTACCATTCTGCAATACTTCTAGCATTCGTGCCGCCAATAGCCTGTGAAGAACATCACCTTCATTATTATTCAATTTGATTCCTATTTATATGGTTTGTGTTGATTTTCGCGGCGTTGATAATCTGATCCTAGCGGAATAAACCCGCCTGGAGAGGATGGAACTGCTTTGCCATATGCCCAATTTGCAAGGCGTAGTTGTAGTAAATTTTGAAGCGGAAGACTGCGTTGAAGCATCATCTTTTCAGATTTGGTTTGCCCATTGTTCAAAGAATTGTAGCCGCCTTCTAATAAATCTCTTGTTATTCCACCAGTAGGGCCAAGCGAAGCCCCAATCATGTTTAGGAACTTAGCGTTTCCGGCATCGGCGCGATCACGCATTGCCGCGCCACTTGCGCCACCCACATATTGAACGCCTAGCATTTGTGCCGGCCCTACACCGCCGGCTTCTAGTATGCCTAATGGACGTTGCATGACTCCTAATGTTCCAGCGGTTGCCATGCCGTTATAGATAGCTCCGGCAGGATTTGATTTAAGTTGCTCAATGCTGTCTGAAAAACTTTGCTGACCAGATAGGTCGCGTTGCGCTGATCCAATCAACCAGCCACCAATAACGTGAGAGGCGAACCACCCACTACTTAAATGAGCCGGCATTTGTGCCATTACGCGCAAGCGTTGCGATGAATACGCCGAAAGAAATGCTTGAAATTGATTTAAGATACGAAGCGCGGGGTATTTATCCTCATACATCGGTCTATTCATAACGCCCGGCGAGATATTATAGTAATGTCTTGCCGCGCTCTGTATTCCTTCGTTTATTCGTTGAAATACTTCGGGCTTGCTAATTGCGCCATCAGCAAAATCCATATAAATTGGGCGCAAATCTTTTACAAAAGAATCACGGCTCGATGCAATCGCCGGCTCATCTTTGCTAAAGTATTTGCCACGCTGGTGCATTTCATTCACTACATATTCAACATTTGAAGCATTGATTCCAAGTTTAGATAAGCGACCAATCGAATATGAAGTAAGTCCAAGTTTGGATGCCTCTGATCGTATGGCTGCTTCAGTTGCTCCAGGTCCGGCGGCAGTCATTGCGCTAAATAATTTACGCGCTCCGTTTGCTGCGTCATGCCAAGCTAATAGTGCAGAAGAATTTCTTGTGAATGCGTTTAGGTGGTCTAGTCCTGTCCAGCGAAGTAGTCGCTTTGTCGATCCATCCAAAAACCAATCTACTGCTTCTGTTGCATTCTGTACCGCTCCATGACCAAATCCACGATTAACATCTCGCATTGGACGCTTTGATTTCATTGTCAACATATCGCCGAACATGGCCATTCCCTCAAGTGCCGCCCTTCTCTGAATCTTTGGGAGTGTTTCAATAAAAGGAATAAAACTCATAAGCGAGTATCCCAATCGCGAAACATTGCCAGGACGCATATTTTCCATTGCAAGAGTGTTTGCATCTAGCAGGTTTGGGATAGCCATAGAGCCGCCCTTTATGACCATAACCATACGTTGTACGTTTCTAGATACCCACGGTTGAACATCTCCGCGTTCGATATTATCTACGAAATGCGTCTGGCCAATAAGTGATTTAAGTTTGGCTTCGATTGGCACAAGTTGCTTTTGAATTATTTCGCGATTGAAGCCAGTAGACACCTTTGGATTTGCTGTGAGTCTTGATCCCAAAGAGTCCCACGCACTTCTAAAGTCTGAAATTCCTTGAAGAAGCTCTTGTGAGTTTGTAGGCTTTCGTAATAGCTTTGTTTTCGGATCACGAAATAACAATCCAACGCTGCGATTATTTTGTAACGCTTGAGAAACTGATATTTCACCATCAATCTGTGCGGAATATCTACGCAGAACAGATTCCATATTGTTTTCTACAAATGGCATTAGTTCTTCAACTAATCCACCAAAGAATACGCGGCGTTTCAAATTGTCTGGAGTAGATACGGCCGTGCTAATTGCATTGCGTTCTTTCTTGCCGGCTTGCAAACCATTCTCGCCTAACATTCCATCTATAGAGCGATCAGCTGCTTCATTCCATATTACGCGCTGAACGCCCTGATACTCGGCGTGTAGTTCTGGGTTTAATTTAAGTAAGCCTTTGGGGTCTGGAAGAAAATCTAGTTCTTGTGATTCCAAAGCATTCTTAAATTGAACAACATTCATTCCCACATCCATACCCGTGGTGTCAAACTTAGATTCTTTGGTTAGCCAATTAAGAATGCTTGATCTACTATCGTTTGTTCGCGCTCCACTAACCGGGTCTTTAACAAATAGTTTCTTTTGGTCTTGCCAAAGTCGAACCATCGCATCAATGGTGGTTTGGTTGGCGTGTGTTAAAGAATTTTGGTATTCAAACTGCTTAACGAATGCAGCGTGTGCTGCCGTTCGGTCAATTCCAACCTTATCTCGACTAAACATATGCGGGACAAAATAATCACCGGTAAAAGCATCATCCGGAATCATTTTTAGTTTTTTAAGAGTAACGCCGTAGTCTTTCCACCAGCCTTCCATATTCGCAATTATGCCATTCACGCCTGGGCTAAGTGAAGGATCGCCGTCTACTATTGCACCGCTTAAATTCTTGTGAAGTCGTTCGCGCCTATACATTTCAAAAACTGCGGATGTTAGTTCCTGTTGTGTTGGCGCGCGATTTTCAGTCTTTACAAAATCTCCAATAATTTTATTACGCAATTTCTTTGAAGAATTGTTTCTAAAATTACTTATGTCTTCTGCATTGTGAGAAATTTCGCCGCCAAGCTTTGCGTCTTTACTTGTTAGTTCAGAGGTCGTAAATAGAGTATCAATGAGTTCATTAAATACGCCACCAGCCGCCCGGCGCGCCGCGCCATCTGGCCCAGTCCACGCCGACAACTTTGAATTTACGCCATCCATCAAATTAAACAAATTTAGAAGCGATGGCTGGAATCCAGGCTCTAAGGCTCTGTCCCTTCCCATCTCAAGAAGCTTATTAACAGTTTCCCAGTGTTCGTAATGAGCTTGATTAGGATGATCAACTATTTCAAATTGTTTGCCTTCGGCCTTGTAAGCTTTTCGCATTGCTGCAATTTGATTCTTCATTGACTGACGAATGTGCTTATAGACTGGCAGATAAAGCGTATTGCTTCCATGCCCAGAATCATGGACAATTCCGTTAGTGGCATCATCTACAAAATAGGTTAACGCCCTTCTGTTTTGAGCAACATCATCTCCAATTCCTGTCTTACCTAGCGAAGTTTCTGCTTGTGATTTCGTACCGCCCTCTCCGTAGTAATCAACTTGCGCGGCTTTAAGGTGCGCTATTTGAGTATCTAAGAATGCCGTTCTGCCTTTAATTGCTAGGTTGCGTAGGCGCGGAGAAGACATAGCCTTTGCATCTAGGTATCCAACCGTATGTGCAATTCCGGCTACCGTTCCAAACATAGCCATGCCCATTCCCGCGCCTTCCAAAATTTTGTTTGCGTCATCCTCTAGACCTGGCTTGTTATCTATATTGTTTGTTGCATAATTAAAGAGCGCGTTGTTCGCAGCTGTATATCCACCACCAATAGCTGCTCCCTTGACGGCAGAGAACGCCGCGCGCGCAACAAAAGGTTGACTATTGAACACGGTCTTTGCCGCAAGCATTGCTGCAATAGACCTAGTTTTCATAGCCGTAGAACGAATTGCGTTCACCGCGCCACCAACCGGAATGTAGTTTAGCGGATCAGCAATCATTACCGGAAGTGACGCTATGAGATTGTGAGCTGTTCCCCAATTTTGAGTGTAGTCAGCTATATACTTCTGTCTTGTTCTAATTTCGTCCGTCTTATCTAGCAGTTGATCTAGTTCAGATTTTGGCATATCCCAACTCAAATAACCGTTTTCTGCAAGCGATGTCAAATCTTGCCGTAATTGTGGCGTGGCTTGATTGAATGCGTATTCAAAATTTTCTTTAGAAACACGTTCATTGGTTGTATATGGCGATGCCTCGCCACCAAACAAACCAGAAATTTTATTATAAGCACCAATTATAAGTGGGTCTGTTACCGTACGAAGTGCCTGGACGCTTCCAAGTGTTTCGTAAGAGTTCATCAAGAATCCCCAATAACTTCCGTCTGGATGCTTTGGCGCATCTGTTTCTTCTTCGCTCGCTTGCTGC